GGCAACGCGAGGTTGTGGCGCAGCGCGTAGGCCGCGATCTCCAGCCCGCGCGCCCAGGAGCCAACGTCCAGATGCCACACCATGACGCTCGTGAGCACCATGTCCTGGCCACCCTGGCCGCCTTCGAGGGCGCCGGTGATGTAGTCGTCGTATTCGCCGACAAAGGCGCGCTTCGCCTCGATCTTGCGTTCGACGGACTGGATTTTTCGCAGGGTCAGGCCGTGCTCATGGAGCTGCGCAAGCATCAGCTCGTAAGCACCGCCCTTGACTTCATCGCCAGGCGGCGCGGCCTTGGCCGCCAGTTCGGCCAGGACGCGCAGCTGATGACGGCGTGCAGGGGTCAGCATGGTGGTGCGGGCCTTTACACGATCTGGATGTTTTCCACCATCGCGGCCATGCCGGTGTTTTCCACCACATAGGCATCGTTGGAGCTTTCGTAGTTCTCCACCCGGTCGCGCTTTGGGTTTTCTTCCATGCGGCGGCGGCGCGCGCCTTCTTGCCAGTAGATCGACAGGTTGTCGTAGGTGGTGATCAGCAGCGTGTCGTCGGGGAAGAACGGCACCGCCGCGGCCTGCAGACCGCCCACGCGCTTTTGGCTGACGATGATGTCGGCGGCCAGGGTTTCGGTGGGCGCCTGGTCAACGTTGACCATCGGAAAATACTTGTCGTCGAGCAGGTTGCGGCCCAGCATGCAAACCAGATTGGGATTGTTCTGGAACCAGGGGTCCAGCAGGCGGATGGCGTCGAACACCAGGGCGTCAAGGTTCTTGTAGTCGCCGGCCGCACCCACTTTCACCACGCCCGCCGTGCCGCCCTGCGTCATCACGCGCGCGGGAGCTTCTTCGCGCAGGTTCTGCAGCCAGCCTTTGTTCACGTCCTGAAGCAGGGGGTTGGCGGCCAGATTGGTGTCGGCCGCCACGCTGGTGCCATGGAATCCGATCAGCATGCGGTCCAGGGCCTGGCGCGCGATGATCTGGTCGCGCACGCGGATCTGGAAGTCCTTGAACTTTGCCCAGGCGTCGAGCGTGGCGTATTTGATGTGCGTGTCGAAATTGGTCTTTTCGCACTTGTAGCCACGCTCATCCAGCGTGTGCACGTCGCGGGTCTGGCGGTCGGCGTTGGCCGTGTTGGTGCGGCTGGCCACGGGGCCGTTGATGCCCAGGCCCAGCTTGTCGCCGGACTGCTCGACCACGGGGACGATGTTGATTCTTTTCAAGAAGTCGCTGCTCTCCTGAATCTTGTTCTCCAGCGTTTGCTGCACGCTGGGTGCCACGCTGAAAGTGGCGGCGGCGTTGGCCACGCCGTTGAGCTGGCCCACGTGGGACAGCAGGGCGGCGTAGAGAAGGCGGGTTTCGTTGCGCATGAAAGGTGCTCCGGGGGTAGTTGCGTTTCGTGGATGTCGGTGGTGGTTCAGCAGTCGGTCTGCTGATAGCCCTGCGCGCCGGTCGCGGGCGGGCGCTGGGTGTGGTTCTGCGCGGGTGTGCCTTCGAGCTTTTTCACCAGGTCTCCATGGGCGGTTTGCAGGGTGGCGAAGTCCTTGGCCAGCTTGGCGTGGTCTTTGGCCAGGGTGTCGTGCGCCTTGCCCTGGCTCTCGGCCAGTTCCGCGAACTGCTCGAAGCCGGCGAGCACTTCGGCAAAGCGGGCGTCGTCGGTCCTGTTCTTGGCGCTGAATTTGTCGCGCAGTGCCTTGAGACCCGCCGTGAACTTGCCCCCCATGCTCTCGGTGTCGTCATCCTCGAACACCAGTTCGGTTTCGACGGCCTGGGTGAACAGCGCGGCCGGGTCGCTCTTGCGCGATGCCAGGGGATTGGCCGTGGGGTTCTGCTGGGCGAAGGCCAGCATTTCGGTGCCCAGGCTGGCCGGGCTGTCGGTGACGGCCAGGCCGGTGAGGTAGGCCTCGCCCGTGTCGGCGAATTTGGGGTGCACTTCGATGCTGGTGTAGAGCTTTTGCCGGGCCTTGTTCATGGCCTCCAGCTCGGGCAGCGGTTCGATTTGCGCGAACAGTTCCAGCTTGCCGTCCTTGCCATCGCGCGATTCGACGGCCAGCACGTCGCCGTAGGCCTTGAACATGCTGTCGGGGTAGGCGCTGCGCATGTGTTCCAGCCACACGCGTGGGCTGTAGGTTTCGCGGCTGAAGTTCTTCACGATCTGCTCGATCCAACTGCGCTCGATCTGGCGGCCGTCGGTGGTTGCGCCTTCGCGGGCGACTCGGAAGAACTTGGATTTCTTGGCCATGGTGGTGGTGTCCTGCGGTGTGTTTTGCGGTAGTGGTTGCGACTAGCCGCCATCGTCGGGCCGCAGGGATTCGCTTTCAACGCATGCCGCATGTGTGCGCTTCAGGCACATCCGAAAGGGAGGCGCGGCAGGGTCCGCGCGCGCGCGTGCGCCTCTAACCTCGGGGCCATGTCTGCATCAGCCCTCACCACGTCGCTACCGTTTTCGACCGCTCCAGCCGAAGGCATGGCGGCGGACAAGCGCAGGGCCGCCCGGCATCTGTACTGGCAGGGCTGGCGCATCACCACCATTGCCGAGTACATCGAGGAACCGCGCACCACGGTGCACGGCTGGAAAGAGGCGGAACGGTGGGACAAGGCGACGCCCATCCAGCGCGTGGAGGGCGCGCTCGAAACGCGGCTGGTGCAGCTCATCGCCAAGGACGCCAAGACGGGCGGCGACTACAAGGAAATCGACCTGCTGGGGCGCCAGATTGAGCGCGTGGCGCGGGTGCACAAGTACAAGGAGACGGGCAGGGAAGGCGACCTGAATCCGGCCATTGACGCCCGCAACGACAAGCCCAAGAAGAAGCCCAAGCGCAATCACTTCGACGAGCAGCAGATTGAGCAACTGCTCGATGCGTTCCGCGATTCACTGTTCGATTACCAGAAGCTCTGGTGGGCCAGCAGCCAGGAGCGCACCCGCATGATTCTGAAGTCGCGCCAGATCGGGGCGACTTGGTACTTTGCCCGCGAGGCGCTGGCCGATGCGCTGACCACCGGCCGCAATCAGATTTTCCTCAGCGCCTCCAAGTCGCAGGCCCACGTTTTCAAGCAGTACATCGTCCAGTTCGCCAAGGATGCGTGCGGCGTGGAGCTGTCGGGCGACCCCATCGTGTTGCCCAACGGGGCGCACCTGTATTTCCTGGGCACGAACGCGCGCACGGCCCAGGGCTACCACGGCAATTTCTATTTCGACGAGTTCTTCTGGACCCACAATTTCGAGGAACTGAACAAGGTTGCCAGCGGCATGGCGCTGCACAAGCAGTGGCGCAAGACCTACTTCAGCACGCCCAGCAGCATCCAGCACCAGGCCTATGCACTGTGGAACGGAGACCGCTTCAACAAGCGCCGCGCGAAGGCCGACCGCATCAAGCTGGATCTGTCGCACGACCGGCTGGCCGGCGGCTTCACGGGCGAGGACAAGATATGGCGGCAGATCGTCAACATCTTGGACGCGCAGCGCGGCGGCTGCGACCTGTTTGATATTGACGATCTGCGCATCGAGTACGCCCCGGACGAGTTCGAGAACCTGCTGATGTGCGGGTTCATCGACGATTCACAAAGTTCGTTCCCCCTGTCGCAGCTGCAGGCCTGCATGGTGGACAGCTGGGAGCTTTGGGACGATGTGAAGCCGTTCATGACCCGGCCCTACGGCTACCGGCCGGTATGGGTGGGCTATGACCCCGCGCTGTCTGGCGACTCGGCCGGCTGCGTGGTGCTGGCGCCGCCGACCACGCCGGGCGGCAAGTTCCGCGTGCTGGAGCACCACCAGTTCCGGGGCATGGACTACGAAGCCCAGGCGGCGGAAATCAAGAAGATCAGCGAGCGCTACAACGTGGCGTACATCGGCATCGACACCACGGGCATGGGGCAGGGCGTTTATCAGATCGTCAAGGGATTTTTCCCGGCGGCCACGGGCTTCCGCTACTCGCCCGAGGTGAAGGCGCAGCTGGTGCTGAAGGCGCAGAACGTCATCAGCAAGGGGCGCCTGCAGTTCGACGCGGGCGCCGTCGATATCGCGCAGGCGTTCATGGCCATCAAGAAGACCTTGACCCCCAGCGGGCGGCATGTGACCTACACGGCCGGGCGCAACAGCGAAACGGGCCACGCCGACCTGGCCTGGGCGTGCATGCACGCGCTGGCGAATGAGCCGCTGGAAGGCGACACCCTGGCCAATCAATCAATCGTGGAGATTTCGTAATGGCAAAGAGAAAAGGCCGCGCGAGCCGGCCCGCGCCCATCGCGGCGATGCAGGCGGCCCCACGGGGCGGGGGCATGGAGGCATTCTCCTTTGGCGATCCGGTGCCGGTGATGGACGGGCGCGAGTTGATGGATTACGCGGAGACTTGGCTGAATGGCAAGTGGTATGAACCGCCCATGAGCTGGGAAGGCCTGGCGCGGTCGTTTCGCGCCAGCACGCACCACAGCTCGGCCCTGTTCTTCAAACGCAATGTGCTGGCCAGCACTTTCATACCGCACAAGCTGCTGGACCGGGCCACCTTCAGCCGGTGGGCGCTGGACTTTCTGATTTTTGGCAATGCGTA